TATTCCGACCGCATCCCGACCGAATACCCAACAACACACCAAATCGACACCGAATGATCACATCAGACGCCATTGCCGGCGACCCTGTGGACGGAAACGCCCTCTTGAGTCAGCAGGCATCCACCCCGCCCCCCAGCACCCCCTCGCCCATCGGCGAGAACCTCCTCTCCAGCACGAAGCCGGCGGAACCCGCCCCCGCCTCCTCACCCTGGGTCAACGACAAGGGAGAGTTTTCCGAAGGGTGGCTTGACCGTCTTCCCAAGGAACTAGCCGAACACAAGCAAATCTTGGGTCAGTTCAAGGATATTGACGGGGCGCTCAAGACCCTCGTATCCCAGCAGAAGATGCTCGGCAAGAAGGCCGACGCCGTCCTTGTGCCTGACGAGAAGGCCACTCCCGAAGAGAGGGCCGCCTTCCTCAAGAAACTCGGAGTGCCCGAATCACCCGATGCCTACCAGTTGAGGCCGAAGGATCTCCCTGCCGGCTTTGAGTGGGATGAGAACATGGCGAAGGAGTTCAACACCCTTGCCCACCAGAACGGGATCACCCCCAAGCAGATGGATGCCCTCATGGGTCGCTATGCGGCGCTTGAGTCACAGAGGGCGGAAGCCGCAGCCTCCCAGCAGAAATCCGAGATGGAAGCAGGCCGCAAGGCTCTCGCTGAAGCGTGGGGCGACAAGTACGAGGTGGAGCTATCGGTTGCCCGTCGAGCCGCGCAAGTCGCCGGCGTGGATGTCAACTCCAAGGGGTTCTCTGATCCCTCTGTGGTGCTGGCATTTAACCGTCTGGCCCGGATGATGTCTGACGACAAGATTGTCAACTCGGACACCGCAGGAACCATGATGGCAGGCAAGGCCCGTGCAATGGACATCATGACCAACCCTTCCAACCCCCTGCATGGCAAGTATGCCTCCGGGGACAAGACAACCGCTGATCTGGTCTCTGACCTCTTGAAAAATGGATAATCAATACGACAACGAGCGCAAGGGCGTCCTCTTCCTCAAGGGAAGCGAGAACCCGAAAGCCCCCAAGTGGTCAGGCAAGATGACCCTTGGAGGCATCGAGTACCAGATCGCCGCATGGGAGAAGATGTCCAAATCAGGCAAGGAGATGCTGACTATCTCCATCACCGACAAGCCGGCTGGAGGCTATGCCAACTCGCCAAAAAGGAACGACTATCCCCCATCCCCTGCCGTGGTGGCCCACAACAAGGCCAAGGCGAATGCCTACCAGAAGCAACATGAGGATGACGACGGGGACGGAATCCCCTTTTAACCTTTAGCTTGGTGGTTCATGGAAAGCCCTCACCGGGGAAACTCGGTGGGGGTTTTCTGCTTTAATAAGGAAAAGCGCTGTTAAAGAAACAGGCGCATTGTTTTAACTGTCAATCATCCGATGAGGGAATCGAACACCTCGTCTCCCTGACAACCCAGGGATCTTTCCACTAGACGAATCGGAGATTGAAAAAGGTCGGAGGAGGATCAGGTCGCTCACACGTTGTCCATCGGGACTTTGTGCGCCCTCATTGCCTCCCCCGACTATAAGCACCCTTGGAGTCCTTGCGGCGTGTCCTTGGGGCAGGGGTTCACCGAAGATCCCCCCGAAAATTGGCACAGCCCCTTGGAATCGAACCAAGCCAGATGGTTTTGGAGACCGTCTCGCCTACCTTGGAACATTGGACTGCGGTTAGACTCTACAAATCATTTCAGAAATCGCAATCTTTTTGTGCGAAATAACGTTGACGGGTTAGGTGAGTGATGTTAGTTGCTTGAAATAGACAAACCGAGAGGCAACCCCTCTAGCGATTGCTAGGTGTGGATCTGTGTAGGTTGGTCATCCCCGAAGTTAAGTGATCCCGTAAGGGGCAACCTCTTGTTCGGTTTAGTCAGTATCCTACACAACCCCTAACACCCTACAACTATGCTTCAAGTACCCGACCACTACGTTATCCAGTACGAGACCAACTGGCAGCACCTCCTTCAGCAGATGGAGTCACGCCTCAAGGAGAAGACCAAGTTCGTCTCCGCACAGGGCGCCGCCGTCCGCTTCAACCAGTACGGTCTCGCCTCCATGACCGCAGTCACGACCCGCAATGCCTCCACCCCGGCGGCAAACAGCGACCTGCCGACCCGTTGGGCCTACCCCGTCCCCTACGACATCGCCAACCGCTTCAGCGAGTTCGACAACCTCTTCCTCGGAAGCGTTGTCCTGCCCACCTCGGAGTGCATGCAGGCGCAGGCCGCAGCCTACGGTCGCCTTGCGGACAAAGTCCTCATCGACGCCCTGACCGCAGCCGCGACGATCACCAACACGGCGAACACCTCCACAGGGTTCGGTCTGAACAACACCACAACCACCGTTGCCCTGCCAGCAGGACAGACGGTTGCGGTCAACTACGTCCCTGCCGGCGGCACCCCCGCGAACAGCGGACTGACCATCGGAAAGATCCGCGAGGCCAAGCGCATCCTTGATGCGAACGAAGCCCCCGCAGAGGATCGTGTCCTCATCGTGAGCGCCAAGGAGATCAGCGATCTTCTCGGCACCACCGAGGTCACGAACAACCTCTACAACTCCGTCCGCGCCCTTGTGGATGGTGATGTGGATGCGTTCCTTGGGTTCAAGATCGTGCGCTCGGAGCAGCTTGTTCCCGCCTCCAACATCCGCACTTGCGTGGCCTACCACAAGAATGCGGCGGTGCTGGTTGATGGCGGCAAGAAGTCCTACATGGACATCCTGCCCACCCAGTCCCATGCCCTCCAGATCCGCTCGACAGCGGTTCTCGGCGCGACCCGTCTCCTTGAGACCGGCGTCGTGAGCATCCTGGCCGACACCACCAAGTAAGTCCTCACAAGTTGGGGGTGGGGCGTCCCGTGAGGCGTCCCACCCCTTTCTTTTAACAACTCTCTAGACAATGGATTCCACGACCATCTGCAATCTCGCCCTCTCGAAAATAGGCGACCAGATGATCATGTCGTTGGACGATCCGAGCATTGAGGCTCGGTTCTGCAAGCTGCACTACGCCCCGACGCTTGCCTCTCTACTTCGGATGCACGACTGGAATTGGGCGATTGGCATGACCCAACTTGCCCGCCTTTCCACGCCTCCCCCCTTTGATTGGGAATACTCCTACCAACTTCCGTCTGATTTCGCCCGGATTCAGACACTCAACTCGTTCCAAGCAAACGAACCCTACTGCAATTTCGACATCATCGGCGACAAGCTGATGACCGATGAGAGCAGCGCCTCCATCACCTACATCAAGAGCGCCGTTGACCCAAACCTCTTCGACCCGATGTTCGTGGAGTTGCTGGCGCTTTCCATCGCCGCCAAGCTCGCCAAGCCCCTCGGAGGGTCTATGGACATCAAGCAGCGCCTTGAGCAGGATCTCAAGCAGATGCTCGGAGAGGCCCGGAGGATTGACGCACAAGACTCCTATCCCCGCCGCAAGCCGATGTGGCTGAACTCCGACCTCGTTCAGTCACGCTACAACGGCATCTACTGATGATCAGTCAGTTAATTTCATCCTTCAACTCTGGTGAGTGGTCTCCCTACCTGGAGGCGAGGACGAACCTAGAGAAGTACCGCAACTCCTGCAAGGTGCTGGAGAACATGGTCATCACCCCCTATGGGCCGGCGAATCGCCGTGCGGGGACGGAGTATCTTGGGGCCGCAAAGCTATCGGGAACCCGCTGCCGCCTGATCGGTCTCGACATCTCCGACACCAACCACATTGTCATGGAGTTGGGTGTGGGTTACATCCGCTTTTGGAAGAACGGGGCGCTGATCACCTCCGGGGGAACCCCTGTCGAGGCAACCCAAGTCAACTACCTCAACGCCGCAACCGGCGTCACTCCCGTCCATCCCTACCAGGAGGCAGACCTTCGCTCCGTTCAAGTCTGCCAGATCAACAACCTGATCTATCTGACTCATCCCTCCCACCCGCCGCAGCGTCTCTCGCGCCTCTCGGACACGAACTGGACGGTTGGCGAGGTTCCCTTTGGAGATCCCTCCATCCCGAATAATTGGGCGCCGATGCTTGACCAGAACGTCAAGGACATCACGATCAACCCCTCCTCATCTTCCATTTTTGGGACTCTGTTAGGGGTCACATTCGCCTATTCCTCCACGACCGTCACCGCAACGAAGGCCGGTCACAATCTAACGGAGGGTCAAGGGATTACGGTTTCCGGGGCGTCGGGTGCGTCTGGAGCAGCCTACAATGGGACATGGGTCGTGGATGAAGTGGTGAGTTCCAGTCAGTTCCGCTTTATCGTCACCACCGCACCGACCGCGACTTCCAGCGGCACGGTTTTCTTTGAGATAGCAGCCCAAGTGGGTGAAACCATCACCCTGACGGCATCCAGCAATATCTTTCAAGCCGGTCATGTCGGGTCTTATTGGGAACTTGCCCATCCCAACTCCACGACTTTC